CGTCTAATTGGGAGTAACGCCCCATCTTGATGTTCTGCCGCAATGCGTGCAGAAACTGGGTTTTTATATTGCAATTTCCCCGTTTGTGGGGTGGCTGTGTTTCGGGTATTCCGCATAACTCGCCTTAGCATCGGCACATTTCGCTCACGCCCCTTTTTGTCTGTGAACGTTTTACGTTGCTTTCGTGGTGTCCATTTCCCGCCTTGTGGCGTTTTCTGACCACGAATATTTTTGGCTGCGTCCTTGCGGTTCGCTTTGATTACGTTTTTTAAAATCAGCTTTTTTGTGCCATCTTCTAAAGTGAGAATTTTAAAATCCCGCCTATACTGCCGTTTACTCTGTGCACTAAAGCCTGTTTTCATCGGCTGAAGTTCCGTTTGCGTTCCACATAACGGGCTCGAATGGGCACATTTTCAAGGGTAAAAATTTCCACATCCTGTAGGCAATAACGCTTGCCATTGAGCGGAATATCGCCCTTTTCATCACGCACTAAATAGACGGGCTCTCTGAATGTGAGCGTAAAATCTAAATCGGTAGTTTCATCATCAATCGGGGTCAATTCGCCTTCGATTTGTTGGTTGTGGTTGTAAGGGTAGCCCCCTTCTTCATCTTTACCCTCTGCACAATCTTGCACCCACGTATTCAGCAGTACCATCAATTTGAGCGGATCAACCTGTCTAAACGGCAAAGCTTCAAACCACAATACGGCATCGTATTCAATCTCGCACACTTGCACGCTTTCGGTTAAAAACTCACCCTGTTCTACCAGGGTTTGCCCTTCGTTGATAATTTTCACTTTGCTCATCCAGCTGTAAAAATTAGGCTGATAGTTCAACGGTAAATAGTTGAGTAAGTGTTCTGTCAGTTTCTGGTAAAGTAATTTCATTTTTCTACCGCTTGTTAAATCAATGCTGCACTGCTTCGCTTTTTACCTTTGATGGCACGAATTGCCATGGTGGCTTCTTTCTCAAGCGTGCGTTGCTCACTGGTTGCCTCTCGCCCTTCGTGAATTTCACGGGCGGAGAGGGTCGTAAATTCGGGGAGTAGCTCGGCTTTAGCTCGAGCAAACACGGCTTTTTCAAACAACCTGTGCATGCGGCTTGCCGTGCCTGTGCTGTTGCTGTGTAAAATGCTCGGCAATTGCTCCACGAATTGATAGCCTTTTTCCCTGTAAAATTCTTCTACCTGCAGTAAATCCAGCTCTACGCTCTCAATGGCATAAACTAAGGCGTTTTCGACTAAATCTAGCGGAATCTGTAGCGGAATACTGCGCTGTTTCTGAAAATCGCCTACTTTAATTTCGCCCCAAAATCCATTACTGCCTAACACGGCATCACTTAATTCTGGCTGGTTGCGTCCGTTAAACATCGGTTACCCCTAATTGCTCGGCAACTTCTTCAAGCGAAAGCGAGGGGTTTCGCAAATAGGCTTTCACTTCTGCTATTTCTGCTTCGGTTAAGCCTTTTGCTCGCCCCTCTTGGAGGGATTTGTTAAAGGCGTTCAGTTCTTCTTCTGTATATAAATTCAGGTTGCTTAACGCACTCAATCGCATAAAAGAACGTGTGATCAGGTTGTTTACCCCGATTTTATGGTTGTATTGGTTTGCACTCGCTGCAGCCAAAATCGCCAGTTCTAAGCGGCGTGGCTCATTCACCAGTGCAGCTTTTACTTTGCCGTTTAATTCACGGGCTAAAAGTAAGAGTTTTGCTAAAAGTTTGTACCATTTTGCCATGACCATTTCTGAGACCAGCCAGTCTGACATCGTGATCTTGTCCAAAATCTGGCTGAAATATGGCTCGGCACTCTGTCCGCTGTTGGTCGCTCGTTCGGTAAAGTCGAACAGTTGATCTGCGGCAAAATGGGCAAAACTTCGCAAAATGGTTGCGGGCATTTTCTGCTGATCGCCAATGGCTCTGTCGGTAAGGGTAATGGCTTGCTCAAAGTCGCCCACATCAAACAGAAACACGACACAATAGCCCACCAGATCATTCTGATAATGCTCATTTTTGACAAAATACTCCTCGACAAGCGGTAAGAATTTCGGTAAGAAATACAACCGCTTGTACTCTGCACGCTGTTCAAAGGTTGGCAAGGCTTTGATTTTCTCAAGCTCATTGTTGACTACAATCATTAGGCTGTCGTGTTGTGTGGGTGCGGTAAGTTGCACCGCCTTGCCCTGTACAATCTCCGCTTGCTGTTGTTGCAGCTTTAAACGCTCCCGATGTTCTCTAAATCCTGCCATCATTCACCTACACTGTCGGTTCGCCAATTGTGACCGACTCTGCTTTAATCGCAGTCATCAACCCGTTATCTTCCACAACGTAGCCTTCCATTCGGTAATAGCTGTCAATGATGCCCATACGGTCTTCGTTGGACTCAAAACGACGGCGAACACTTGCGCCTTGTGTGTAAATACTTAAGTTTTTAAGCGTGGTCACCGCTGCCCCTTTTGCAGGGAAATTCGGTGGCGTGATGGCTGTCATACCACCGAATGAACCCGTTAATTCTGTTGAACCTAAGGCTACACGTTCCGTCGCTTTTAATTTTGCCGCTTTACTTAAGAAACGGGATTCTGCATTAGCTAAATCTGCCCCGACTAAAAACACTAAATCGGTGCGGTTTTGATGGCGATAATCTAAGCCTTGTTTAAGCTCAAGTGCTAATTCGTCTAAGTTGGCATAATCGCCCCCATCACCGAAAATATTTACCGCATCGGTGAGCACATTTGCAGGCTTATCACGCTCAAGTAGGGCAAGCCAACCGATATTCACATCAGATAAATCTGTCGCAGTGGTGTTATCTGCGACCGTTTTACCGTGCCAGCCGATTTGTAATTGGTCTAGTGCAATTTGATTTTGCACATATTCCGCATATAAACTGCCTAGCTCCCCGTTTTGGTTAAGTGCCGCAAAGTGATCGAACATCTCCCACGGAATAATCACACCCGAATCGGTTTTGAATAATTCATAGGTGCTTTGCGTATGCGAAAGATTGACTAAATGGCGTTTGTCTTGGTGACGACCTGTAATGGCTGCTTCAGCTGCACCGAATAATTTATTACCTTTCACATTCAGCACGTTTTGCACGTTGATCTGTTTTAAGAAGTCGCTACGTTGCTGAATGTTTTTACCTAATAACGCCGCTTTCGGAATTTCCAGGTTAAAACTTTCACCACGTAATACCGTCTGCGGATCGACACCGTAGTAATTCGCTACAGCGGTTAAAAAAGAATAAAATGCGGGTTTATTCATTACGCCCCCTTAAATTGCCGTATTGATGGCAAAACTATTCGTTGCCCCTACTGGCACAGTGGTGACCGCTTGCGTGCGTAAAGCGGAGAATTGCTTTTCAATCTCTGCTACACGGCTTTCTAGATCGCCCGCTTTTTCTGCACTGGCTTTCAGTGCGTTATATTCTGACTTGGTAATGGTAACCGTCTCTTCTGTTTTTTCTGGCTCTTCTACTGGCTGTGCTGGCGTGGTTTGGCTAGCAAAAACTTGTTTCACAGCGGCTGCCGTTGCTTGTGCAATCGCTAAAATATCTTCTTTATTCATTGAGTCCTTCTCGCTGAAATCTTGAGTGCCTTCTGGCGTTTGAGCCTGTTGCTCTGCTGTTTCTTCCGTTTCTGGTTCGTCTTTACTGAATAACCAACTAAAGAAATTTTTTTTGACTTGTTCTTTACTCATCGCTTTTTGCTCGTTGTAAAGGTGGAAATTCAATCGCAAATTATCACTTACGATCACTTCGTGTTCTTGCTGATTAAAAGCAAGGTGCGTTGTGCCTGTGCTTGCTGGGCTATCGGTTACGGCTAAACCCGTTAAATACGCTTCACCAATATCGGCAAAATTCGGCGTAATTTCGATCGAGGTAAAAAGCCCTTGCCCGTTTTTATTCATCGCAATCATTTCATAACTGGGTGCCAGTTTGGCGAAGAGTTCGGTTTTGCCATTCTTCTCTACTGCGTCCAGTTCCACGACCTGTCCTAAAGGTGGATAACTGCGATTATGCTCTAGCCAGATCTGTGCCGTGTAAAGCTCTGGGTTATAGTGCTTTGCCATCGCCTTTAAGTCTTCGGCTTTAATGGTTCGCCCGTCCACGGTTCGCCCACTGGTAGCCACACGCACAAACTCGGTGAGTAGTTTCGTTTTTTTCACTGTTCGCCCCCGTTGTGAGTGGTATGTGAGAATTTTGCCCCATTTTTTTCGCCTTTTCATTTTGGAAATTTCCGCTAATTTCCAGAAATTAAGCTTAATTTCTGAATATCCGAAAATAGCCAATTTTTCAGGCGTGAAAGCGGTGCATATTTATTAAAAAATAGCCGCATGAACGAACCAAAAACATTAAAAAAACGCAAAAGTGGCTATTC